AGTACCGCAAAAAGGCCGGTGACCTTGCGTCCGGCATCGGCATGGAAGACCTTGCGTTCATGGCGTGGGAATGTTGCAAGCGTGACAAGGTTGTGGTGCCCGTCGAGTTTGACTCGTTCATCAGCCGTCTGGTGGAACTCGAGGTGGTGTCGGAGGAAGCGGTAGGCCCTTTCTCCCCGGCACCTACCGACGCTCATTAGCAGAACTGCTAATCAGCACCGGCTGGTGGCCGCCTGATGTACCATTTGACTTTGAGGACGTGGCGACCGTGGCCGCCATTATCAAGGAGTCAAAGCGATGACAGCGAGCATCAGGGTTGAAGGAGTAGCCGAAACCCTTCGCGTCCTGCAACGCATTGACCCAGACCTGCGTCGCCAACTCATCAAAGACCTAAAACAGGTCACCAAGCCGGTCACCAACGCCATAAAAGGCAACTACACCGACCAACTGTTGTCCGGCACCTCCCGCACATGGTCGCCTCGAGGACGCACCATTTTCCCGTACAGCCGTCAAAAAGCCGTGGCCGGTGTCAAGGTCACCGCATCGTCGTCAAAGCGAAAGCAGACGCTTCTAAGCATCGTCCAAATGGATCCCGCCGCCTCCGTCTTTGACATGGCTGGCAAAGCCAACGACAACCCGCTGGCCACCGCCTTTGACACCAAATTCCCCAAGGCGTCCCGTGTCATGTGGCGTTCCTATAACGAGGCGGACGAAGGCATGATGGACGAAATCCAAAAGTCCGTCGACAAGGTGATGGCATCCCTGAACGACCTACAAAGGGCGGTGCTCCGGTGAGTATCAAAATCCCCATCATCACTGAACTGCAAGACGAAGGCATTAAGCGTGCCAAACGCGAATTTGACAAGTTCAAGGGTGCCGTAGCCGGGGCCGAAGGTGGGATGGGCAAACTTAAGGCCGGATCCAAAGTTGCCTTTGACGCCATCTCCGCTAACGCGGCCACGTTCGCTACAGCCGCCGCCGGAGCCGTTGTCACCTTCGCCGCCCAAGGCATCAGTGCGTTCCAAGACCTCGCCCTGTCGGCCGACAAGTTTGCCGGGGCCACCGGACTGGCCGTCGACGAAGCCTCACGCCTCATGGAGGTCACCGGCGACCTTGGCATTGAGGCGGGCACCGTAGAAACCGCTATTGGCAAGATGAACACGAACCTCGGCAAGTCGCCCGACTTGTTTGAGGAACTGGGCGTGCAGGTTGAGTACGCCAAGGATGGCACCGTCGACGCCAACGAGACGTTTCTCAACGTCATTGACCGCCTTAACAAGATCAAGGATCCCGCCGAGAAGGCCCGTGTGGCTACCCAACTGTTGGGTAAGGGCTGGCGAGACATGTCCAACCTCATCAGCATGGGCTCCGACGACCTTCGCAAGTCGCTGGCCTCCGTGTCGGACGCCAAGACGATCAGTCCACAGGAAGCCGAGAAGGCCCGCAAATTCCGCGACAACATGGACAACCTCAAGGACACCATTGAGGATCTGTCGTTGCAGATCGGTGAGACGTTAGTGCCGGCCTTGTCGACGGCCGTTGAGCAGATCAACAAACTGCAAATACCGACCATTAGCGGCGGCTTTCTAAAAGCGTTTTTTGGTGGCCCAACCGACAAAGTGGCTGGCCAGATGCAAATGGTGAGCGGCCTGCTAAAGGTTTTCGGTGTCAACCTTGAGGACGCTGGCGACAAAGACCCGTTGATTACTGAAGAAGAAATCAACAACATGCAGATGGCGGCCACCGAACTCGACAAGTTCAACCAAGCCGCCCTGAATCAGATCAAGTACGCCCGTCTAAAGCCGTTCAAGGAACTGTCGACTGGGGCCGAGCAACTGGCCACCGAATTGGACAACATCAACAAGGCGTGGGACAGGCTTGTAGGCAACCTAAACATGACCGTAGAATTTGACCGGGCACAACAGGAACTGGTCGCCCTTGAGGAGGCCGCCGCTAAAGCGTTTGCCACCGGAGCCGATTCCGACATAGCGAAGTACAACGAAGCGGCCGCCCAATTCGTTGGCACGTTGGCCGCCATCTCCGAGGGGCTGGGCAAGGTCGCCAGCCGCGAAATCAAGATCCGGTTCAACGCCGAAGGCCCCGGAGCCGCACTCGCCTTGGCCGCTTGGTACCGCTCCGGTGCCGAACTGTCGGGCCTGAACGCCAGCCAACTGCTCGGTGCGGCCGGCTTCTCGTTTGGGATCCCCGCTCGAGCCAACGGTGGGCCCGTCACGGCCGGTGGCACCTATCTGGTGGGCGAGCGTGGCCCCGAACTGTTGACCATGGGTGCTCGAGGCGGATACGTGACCCCGAACCACGCCATAGGCGGAGGCACCGTCAACGTCACGGTAACTTCGGCCGACCCCAACGAGGTCGTGCGTGCCCTCCAAGCGTACGTCCGCCAATCGGGCCCCGTGCCTGTCAACACTCGAGCGATGTAATGGCACAACTCGGCTGGATCTTCGAGAAAGGCATTGTTGGTGCCGGAACCGTTTTCACGTCAAAAGTGCTATCGGCCACCGTCACCGAAGGCCGCGAAAAATACCTTGACCCGTACTCGGGCGGCCGTCTGGCGATCACAATCGACAACACCGGCAACTACGCATCAAACTTTGCGTTCAACGACGAAATCGCCCTGTACACCGTCTATGCCCCAAACGGCTATCTCGAATACTGGACAGTTCAAGAAATCGACTTCAACGACTATCCGGGCAACACAGGCATGCCAACGGCAACAATCGTGTGCGTCGACGCGGTCGGTCGATCAGGCCGGTATCAAGCGATCAGCAAAAGCCTCACCCAAACCGACACAACCACTCAAGCCACCCAGTTCAACAGTGGAAGCGGCGGCCCACTAAAAAGCGACATTGAAGTAGTGGCCGTCAGTACCGGCAACTCGACCGCTTCGGCGTCAACGTACACCGGCACAGTGCTAAACCAAATCAACCTGCTAAACGCCACAGAACGCGGATTCATTCGCAACGCCGCTAATAGTCCTGCAGGCACCCAACGGATCAACTTTTATCCGCGAAAATCCATTGGCCCAATCGCCACCGACTTTTCGTTTGGTCGTAGTTACGGCTCGTTCGTATGTGCCTACCAACGGTTTGATCGCATCCAAAACGGCTTGCAGTTCATCAACACGGTAACTGTTTCCCCCGAGGCCGTAGCCGATCAGACAGCCACCAACGCTTCGTCAGTGACAGCATACGGCACCACGTTTTACAGCTCGGAAACGGTCGACTTCAGCACCACGCAAGCAAGCGGCAATGCCCAATGGGTCGCTAACACCTTTTCCGACCCGAACAGCCTCCGGTTTGTGATCGAATTTTCTGATCGAGGCCAGACGTTTAACCAAGCCGATTTTTACGCCCAGTTCCCAACCCGCCCGGTCTGGCCATTGTCGTACCGTCTGCCCGGTGCCGTCAGCGACACCACGGTAAATGTCGTTGTTGAGGGCTGGACGTTTACGATTACCCCTAGCCAAACAATCTTCAGGTTAAACCTGTCCCCGTTGACCTACTACCAGTTCTTCACACTTGATTCAACAACGCTGGGTATTCTTGATACCAGCAGACTCGGATGGTGACCCATGGCAACCCAATACACGGCAGGACTCGCAAGCGGACAGGTGTTGACCGCCGCCACGATGAACCAGATTGGGGCCGCATGGGAGTCGTTCACTCCGGCCCTGACCGCTGCAACCACCAACCCGACGTTGGGCACTGGTGGCACCACGGCAGGCCGATACGGACGCATCCAAAAAGTGGTGGTGGGAATCGGCCTCGTCTCGTTTGGCACGGCTGGCACCGCCGCCGGATCAGGCCTGTACTACGTCAGCTTGCCGATCACCGCCCGGTTTGCTGGCGAAGTGATTGGCGATTGGCAAGCGTACGACGGCACGTCGCTATGGCGTGTCGGCTCCCTAATCTCCGACACCACCACCCGAGCGTACATGATGTACGAGGGCACGTTCGTCGGCAACACGGCACCGTGGGCATGGGGTGCGAGCGACTTCATCCGCTACTCATTCACCTACGAGGCCGCATAACCATGAACTACGACCTGTACCAGCCCGGTGACAACAAGGACACGACTGCCGAAGCGTATGTGGCCCGCATGCGTCGACACCGCGACCGGCTATTGGCTGAGTCCGACTGGACCCAACTCGAGGACGCACCAGTAGACCGCCAAGCGTGGGCCGACTACCGGCAAGCCCTCCGCGACTTCCCCTCCAGCTGGACGCCGGCCCCGACCGTCACGTTCCCGGACAAGCCGTGAAAAGCCTCGCGATCATCGCCCTTTTGTTCGGCTTTTTGTCCATCTGGCTGGTCACCGGATGCAACGACCGGACCCGAGACAACTGCCAGACCCAGCCCACCGCCCCTCGATGCAAGGTGACCCCATGAAGCGATACACAAACAGCGAGATAAAGGCCCGACTCATCCTCGCCATCGGGATCTGCCTCGGCCTTACCTTTATGATGAGCGTGGGTGCCCTGCTGTACGGCCTGCTGTTTGTCGTCCAGCCCCTCGAGGTGTCTCCCAACGACGAATCCGCGTGGGCCACCCTCAACCCGCTCGTGCTGTTCATGACCGGAGCCTTGTCCGGCGTACTCGCATCCAACGGCCTCAAAGACAAAGACAAACAGGAAGACCACCAATGATCGCCAGCACCATCACTGTCACCACCAGCCCCACCGTGCTCGTGGCCGCCACCGCCAACGCCACCCGAACCATCTACATCGAACCAGTAGGCGGAGACATCCACGTGGGCGGATCAGCCGTCACCACCACCACCGGACTCGTCACGAAGAAAGACCAAATCTCCACCTACCTGCTCCCCCCGTTGAACGCCCTGTACGGCATCACCAACACCGGCACGGTGACCATCCGCATCCTGCAACCCGAAGGCGACTTCTGATGACCGAAGCCACCCGCTTCAAGTCGTGGCAAAAGATGGGTGCACCGGCCGCCCCGCACAACGTCAAATCACCCAACCTCGTGCAACTTGTCGCCTACGCCCGCCGCACATGGGGACTGGTAAACCTCGGCATCTACAACCATCGACCGATCCGCGGAGGCACCGCATGGTCGTCGCATGCGTTTGGTGCGGCCGCCGACCTCGGCTACACCGACCGGCCCGCCCTCGACAACACCGTGTTGCCGTTCCTGATCGTGCACAGCCACGAACTGGGCATCCAACGCATCCACGACTACCAACGCAAACGGTATTGGGAGGCTGGCAAAGGTTGGGTGAACAAGTCGCCCGGGGAAGGCTTTGCGTGGATCCATGTGGAAACCCATGTGGACGACTGGGGAAACGACACGCCCATTGAAGCCCGTCTGTCCACAGCCACACCGATGCCACCGGCCCGCCCGTACCCCGGCAAACCCGTAAAGCGTGGAGCCACCTCACACCGTGACGACGTGAAAGCCATCCAACACGTCGTGGGTGTCATCATGGACGGCAAATACGGTGTGGTCACCGAAGCGTCCGTGCGTAATTGGCAGACCCTCCACGACCTCAAAGCAGACGGTGTGGTGGGCCCGATCACATGGGCCCGCATGTTCGGATGACGTGACAAACCGGCCTCGAGTCGGTAAACATTCCCCCGACCTCGGAAACCCGACTTAGGAGGAACCATGAAACCCAAGAACCTGTTAGTGCTTTTTGTCGGCCTGCTTGTCAGCCTGACAGTCGCCGGCCTGATCGTGTCGCGGATCGTCAGCCCACCGGCCCCGCAAACCAGCCCGGCAGTGGTCACCCCGCCACCGGCCCCCACCATCGTGATCGCCCCCGTCCCCTCGGCTCCGGCGACCACCACCAGCATTACGTCAGAAGCCCCTAAAACGGCCCATGACGCCCTCCAAGCCGATCTGGGCACACTGATGGCACCGGACACGCCCTGCCAAATCTGGGCTCCGCTCGTGCTCGAGGTCGGCTGGCCGGAGGAGGAGCTGGTGAACGTGCTTGAGGAGATGTGGCAGGAGTCCCGTTGCCTGAACATCATCCCCGGCGACGACCGGTGGAACGGCCACGACCACGGCCCCATGCAAATCAACCAGGTGTGGAAGGAAGAAGTCACGCACCTGTTCGGCTCATGGGAACGCATCAACGACCCCACCGTAAACCTCGCCATGGCCCTCGAGATCTGGCGTTGGCACGACCATCACCGTGGCTGTGGATGGGAGCCGTGGAGCCGCCCGTGCTGAACGTCGACCGACCCGACTGGATGACCAAAGGTGCCTGCGTAGGCGAACCGGCAGACCTGTTCTTCCCCGGACCCGGCAGGGACGGTGCCGTGAAGACGAAGAAGGCCAAGCAAATCTGCCGTGAATGCCCGGTCGTGAACGACTGCATCATGTACGCCATGACCTTCGCCCCCCGCTCCCTGATCGGGATTTGGGGTGGCACCACGGAACGCGAACGCACCCGCATACACAAATCCACCACAGGCCTTGTGTACAGTGGCCGCACAACCCGACGATAGGAGTACCGATGCCCGACAACATCGACCCGCTTGCCCATGTGATCCGTGAAGCCACGGCCGCCATGGAGGAAGCCACCCACAGCATCCAAGCGATGGTGGCCGAGATTGAGCGTCTGCGTGAAGACCGTGCCCAACTGCGACGTGCCCTCCATGAGACCGCCTACTGCCTCAACAGCCTTGACGTGGCACCGTCTGCCATGACGAAGACCACGGCCGACACCATCGTGCAGTTGAACCTCGGAGGCTTCAATGACTGAGCGTTACGTAGCGGTCAAGGCATCGCTGTTTTGGCGTGTTTTGGACTTGCAAACGATGAAGTTTGTGACGGAACAAAACGGTTCACATTGGGCACTAATGCACCTTCCAAAACGCCACGCTAAAAGGCTTGCAAAGATGCTGAACCGAGGAGGCTTCAATGATTGACCGCAACGCTCTCGAGCGGCCTCGGGCCGGTGCCTGTTGCCGTTGTGGTGCCCCGCTCGCCGGTGACGACATCTTCCACTGGTCGCCCGGCTCATGGAGCGTCTGGTGCTTCAAGTGCTACAAAGCCGAACACTTTCACAACCTCGTGCGAATCCAACAGCGTGCGGAGGA